GGGAAGCATCGTTGCGCTTGATTTTGCAGCGCTTGAGGCTCGCATACTACTGTACGAGCACAACAGGCGGTGTGAAGACGTCGACCTGTACGGGATGATAGCGAAGGAACTGGGTTACGAGAGGAAAGTAATCAAGGGCGCTGTCATCAGTGAGCTGTACGGTTCATCGAAGCATGCATTGGGCCTGGCGCTTGGAATCAGCGGCAGTGAGCTCAGCGAGTTCGTCAATCGGGTCAAGCTCTATTTTGACACCTCTTCGTTGTTGAACAGGATCAAGCCTCAGTTCGTTTCGACCGGCAAGATCCTGAACCGTTACGGTCGACCGATCGTCATTGATGAGCCTCTTGATAACATCCTCATCTCGTACTACGGACAATCGACAGGCGTTGACGTCACGATGCTTGGTTTTGCGCAGGTCATCGACCGGATACATGCGGTAGCACCGCGGACGCGACCGATCTTTCTGCTGCACGATTCAATCATCCTTGACGTGCACAACGAAGACGTGCCCAACGTACGAGCGATCGACGGCGTCAAAGTGAAAGGTTACGTCCAGCGGTTTCCGTTGCGGTTTGAGAAGATCATTGGTTGAACACGGATCCTCACGTGGGTATGATACGTGGTATGTTGACACCTGAGCAGGTTGAATCGAACTGGCGTCGGTTCTATTCACTGTGCCAAAACGTTGGCGACAGAACGCCATCGATCACAAAGATGCTGGACGAGCTCGATGAACGGTTGTGCCTGTGTCCTGCTTCAGCGAACGTTGATTACCACGGCGCCTTCCCGGGTGGGTTGGTTGATCACAGCTTGCGCGTCTTGAATGCCCTGTCAACGCTCAATCGAGCGCATGACTGGCACCTTTCGAAGCATAGCATGATCATCAGCGCGCTGTTCCACGACATTGGCAAGGTTGGGATGCCAGGTCGCGGCGCAGAGAACGATTTCTACATCGAGCAGACAGATGCATGGCGGCGGAACAACCGCGGCGAAGCGTATGCATACAATAATGCGTTGCCTTACATGACGACGCCTGATCGAAGCGTCTTCGTTCTGCAACACTACGGCGTGCGTCTTACACCGGACGAATGGCTCGCGATCAAGCTTAACGATGGCTTCGTTGTCGAGGCAAACAAGGCGTACTGCTTGCGTATCAACCAGCTCGTTTACGGAGTCATGACTGCTGATTACCACGCAACGATGGTCGAAAAGAACGTTCCTTGTTGGCCGGTTGAAGAGTGAATCTGAGGCAATCGAACCGCTGAATTGCCTCATTCTAGCCAACGAGTGGCCTATTTATGATCGTGAACGACAAGCTGCTGAGGACGTTTGTCAGGCTTGTGTTGTGTGAGGCTGACCTCGCAAGGGTGCCAAACCAACTCATGACGCCTGGCGAAAGTGACGCGGCTGACCAAGACGGTACAGAGGAGACGATCGGTGAGTTTTCTGGAGCTGGTGCGGCCATGGGTTGCATCGCTCCGCTGGGTGCAAGCACTCAGAAAAAGAAGACCGCACGCTGATCTGCTCGATTGAACACGAGAAGTAGCGTAAGTACAGTTCGAACGTTCGTAATGGCACGGACGCTCGTCAAGTAGGATAAAGGAACAAGGGTAAAGGGAACAAGATGGCAGTAGATCTCGCGGCAATTCGCAAGCGTGTGCAGGAGCTCAACGGACAGTACCGGCGCTCGTCGGTCCAGCTCTGGAAGCCTGCTGCAGGTGAGTACAAGGTGCGTGGCCTTCCGTGGAAGAGCACGCAGGACGGAATTCCGTTCATCGAGCGGCGTTTTTACTACATCGGTACGGGTCGAGGCATCCTTGCGCCGTCGCAGTTCGGTAAGCCTGATCCGATCAACGACCTGATCAGAAAGCTGTACAGCACGGGCGATCCCAACGATCGGGCCATGGCCAAGAAGCTGCAGCCCAAGATGCGTGCCTACATGCCCCTGATCGTTCGCGGTCAGGAAGACAAGGGCGTTCAGGTCTGGTCGTTTGGAAAGATGATCTACCAGGCACTCTTGGGTCTCTTCACAGACGAGGACTGCGGCGATTTCCTTGATCCGCAGAAGGGTTTCGACCTCAAGGTCGCAATCACTCCTTCGCCGAAGAAGGTCGATGGACGATCGTTCATGGACACCACGGTGAAGAACCGCCCGCACCCCAGCCCGTTGTCTGACGATCCGGAGCTTGCCAAGAAGTGGCTTGACAGCGTACCGAACATCGATGACATGTACCAGCAGAGCAGCGTCAAGGAGATTGAAGATGCGTTGAACGCTTGGCTGGAGTCGCCTGATGCATCTCCTGAGAACACTGATGACGGCACGTCACACGCAGGTTCGTCTGAGACGAAGGATCCGCTTGCGGATCTCGCTGATGATGTGAAGGCCACCTCGGAGACCGCAGCAAAGGCCGAAAAGCCCGTTGCGCCGAAGCGTGCAACGAAGAAGGCTCCCGACGTTGATCTCGATGCGCCTGCTTCGAAGCAGTCACTCGATGATGCGTTTGCCGATCTCATGAAGGACGACGACTGAGTCATTAGACCAACCGTAACGTTACGCAAAGCAGCTGCTGCGTAGGTCGCGGCGCCGGGAGTGATCGATCTCATTTTTGAAGAGGTTGGTCATTGTCCCGGCGCCGCGGCCGTTTGGGCGACAGATGCGCTCGTGTTTGTTCAACCTCAGTGTGAACAGTCAGTAGAACGTGGTTTGAAG